TAACGAGACTCTATTAAACATGAACAACAAGTAGGTGAGAAATGGTAAGATATATACAATCGTTAGTATTGGGGCTTGGGTTATTTACCTCGTCACTATATTCGCAATCTGTTTCTTTAGATAGTTTTACGGATGTGCAATTATTAAATGTACAAAATTGTGCAGTAGTGCAAATAAATGCATCTTGGAATTATCAAAACAGAGTGCGTATAGAACAACTATCTCAAATATGTTATGTAGCTGAAATAGATATTGAAAACAAAAATATTGGTGCTACCATAGCAAAAGAATGGAATATTACAGTAGTACCAACTATTATAGTATTAAAAGAAGGTAAGGAAGTTAAAAGATTTGAACCTGGTATTAGTATGAGTTTTGATGAAAGAACTATTATAGAAAAAATTAAACAACAAGTTAAATAAGGATATAATTATGCCAAAAGGTAAAGGAACATACGGTAGTAAAAAAGGAAGACCACCTAAAAAAGGTAAGAAAAAAACTACTAGGAAAAAGAAATAAATTAGGTTAAATTACATACCATGCGTGGAGTTGGACAACAAATTAGAAAAACTAATGGTAAAAAAAAGACTCGACAAGGTATGTCAAATAACACCAAGTTCGGTAATAAACTAAGTAAAAAATATAAAAAACGTAGTAGAGGACAAGGATAATGGCTAAAGTAAGTTGGAATTGGGGTGGCAAACGTTATAGTGGTACTCTTATAAGAGAAACTAAAACACATAAATTTGCTAGAACTCATAATGGTAAAATTAAAAAAATTGTTAAAAAAGGTAAAAAATAATGGCTAGAGACTCAAGGCTAGTAAAGGCTGGAGTAAGTGGTTATAATAAACCTAAAAGAACTCCTGGTCATAAAACTAAATCACACGTAGTTGTAGCTAAATCGGGTTCACAAATAAAAACAATAAGGTTTGGACAACAAGGTGTTAGTACAGCAGGTAAACCTAAAGCAGGTGAATCTAATAAACAAAAAATGCGTAGAAAAAGTTTCAAAGCAAGGCACGGTAAGAATATAGCTAAAGGTAAAATGTCAGCTGCTTATTGGGCAAATAAAGTAAAATGGTAAATCTTTTTAATAACAAAACAGGAGACCAGTAAAATGGCAAAAGAAGCAAAAGTAGACCTAAAACAAGAAGCTATAGATAAAATGGAAACTATGGTTGAACAACATAATGAACTTGTTAAGGAATTAGAGAGTGCTAATGGTAGATTAGCAGAAGTTAAACAAATGATTATTGAACACCAAGGATATATGAGAGGCCTTGATACGTGTGAAGAATCATGCGAACCAGGAGAAAAATAATGGGACCTATATTAGGAAAGTTACTTGCAAAGTTAGGAACTGAAAAGTTACTAAAAGCTATCGTATTACATTTAGGAGAACACTTAGTTGCTAAGTCTTCAAATAAATTAGATGACAAGCTTTTTGCTGAAATTAAAAAAGCACTTAAATAAGAATTAATAATAGGAGGTTTCGTTGAAACTTAAAAAACGTGGAATTGTAATACCTGACCAGCATTACCCTTTAGAGGATAGAGCTGCAGTTGAATGTGTTAAGAAAGCAATACTAAAAGTAAAACCTACGGTCTTTGTTAATTTAGGAGACGTAGGAGAGTGGGAATCTTGTTCTGCTTGGAGATATAAAGACAAGAAGTTACCACCACTAGAGTTTCAACTACCTATTGTAGATGAAGACATTAGATTAGTAAATGAAGGATTAGATGAATGGGATGAAGTACTTGAAGAAATCGGATGTAAAGAAAAGTATTTACTACAAGGTAACCACGATATCTGGCTGGATAATTTTGCTAATAAGTATCCTTATCTTGATAACTACAAGTTTTTTGAAGCGTGTAGGATTAAAGAAAGAGGATACAAATACACGGAATACAACTTACCAGTCCAAGTAGGTAAGTTAGTATTCTTTCATGGTGCGTTTGCAACAACATACCATGCGAAAAAACATTTAGAAACATATGGTGAGAATGTAATGTATGGACACGTACATGACATACAGCGACATACTATGACAAAGCTTAATAGTAACATTGGTGCTTGGTCTATGGGATGTTTAAAAGATATGTCTCACGAAAGTAATAAGTGGCTCAAAGGTAGATTACATAACTGGGGTCACGCATTTGCTATTGTTGATTGGTTTGACAATGGTGAGTTTAAAGTAGAAACAGTAGAAATAAGAGACGGTAAAACAAGCGTATGGGGTGAAATAATTGACGGTAACAAGTAACTCTATCGGGGGAAAGTCTAAAGGCGTTTCTACAAATAGTAGTAGAAGACTATACAACAAAAAGAAAAAGAGAAAAAAGAATGCCAAAAAAACTAATAAACGTAAGTAATTTTAGTGGTGGATTAAATAAGAATACTAACTCTCGTGATATGATTGCAGATGAATATCAAGTGATGTTAAATCTTAATAACGAAATACCAGGTAAACTTACTATGTATGGCTCTTCAGTAGCTGATGCTAAAAATGTAGCTAATGCTACAGCTATTACCTCTATTAATCACGGTAATGGTTTATTTCATTTTAATTTAGATAGAGATATTAGTACACCTACAGTGGTTAGCAATACAGAGTATTTAGCTATAAATGATATTGTCAATAAAAAGGTAAGAATTATAGATTACACAGACAGTAGTAATTCCTCTACTGATATTTCTACAGACATTGTATATGCAACTAGTGGCTCTCACGAAGTTTTAATGTATATGGCTGATGGTGGTTTACGTGTTGTTCCAAAACCAAGTGCTAATAATAGTATTTATCCAAGTATATTATATTACCAAGAACAAATTTTTAACTTTGGAGATTTAGACCCTGATTTTCTTGTTCAAGATTTTAGTACTTTTAAAGTACATAAATTACACATTGGTGGTATTACTGGTGGTACAACGATAACTCCTAGTTATGGTAATAGAAGTAATAATTTAGACCCCGATAGATTGTATAGACAAAATACTGTATTTAAACCTACGTATGGTTCAGAGTTTTTTGTAGATAACTTAATGGTAAAAACAAATATAACAGCAAGTAATGTATCAAATCCTAATACATACAATTTTGGAAGAGACCAAATGCATGCCTTGTTTGATTCTATTCCAGGAAATGTTTATCAATATTCATCTCCTATTAATGTAAATGGTAGAGTAGGAGCAATGACAATGGTTTCTTACTTTAGTAATAATAACAACGCAGGATTAGATGAAGATTCTAATATTACTGTTTATAAAGATTCAGATAATAAACGTTATGGTTTGTGGGTTGCTCCTATGTATGAAAAAAATACATATGAAGCACCTGCTTATTTTATGAATACTATTCCACAACCTAATAATTCGGTTACAACTGAAGTAAAAAGAAAACTTTTTTTTGGATTATATGGTAGACCTCCAGCTGATTCACGTATATCTGGATATAAAATATATTGGGGATTAATTACTAATTATCAGGAGTCTTCTAGTCCTCAAATATATGATGAAGGTTCAGTTAGTGCTAAATATTGTTTTGCTGAAGTAGATTTTACTAGAGGTATACGATATGCAGGAGAGGATACTTACTCAGCTTTTACAGAAGACTTAAGCAAGACAACAACATCTGGTACTCCTGCAGTAGACTATAAGTGGTATAACTGGTGTTTTCCTGTAGATGCTTACGATGCTAGTGCAGACCACTTTAAAGGACAAGCATTTTCAGATTTATTAACTATAGAACCTTATATACATAAAACACCTTCGCTGATTGGACCTAATGGTACTGGATTTAAAACAGTGACTATTGCTAATAGAAAAGCATATATTGGAAATGTAAAGTATTATGACAAAGAATCTAACTTAGTAGAAAAAAATGATAGAATATTAAAGTCTTTGCCTAATCAATTTGATTATTTTGAAGAAGATAATTTTATTGACGTAGAAGTAGAAGATGGTGATGACATTATTAAGTTAGCATCTTTAGGTCAACGATTGTTAGAATTTAAAAAACGTGTATTGTATATTATTAATGTATCAAGAAATATTGAATACTTAGAAGGAACTTACGCTTTTAAAGGTTGTGAAAAAGATTATCACGTATATGAAGGTGAAGGATTTATAGCTTGGATTAATCCTAATGGTATATTTTTTTACGATGGACAACAATTAACAGACATAAGTTTAAATGAATCAGGGCAATCTGTATTTTCTAGCAATAGTTTTTATGATGATGACCATGTTATAGGATATTTACCTAAAACAAAAGAGTTATACATAGCAAATAAGGATAATACTATATTAAAATATGATTTAAAGTCTCAGTCTTGGACAGAGGGAGATGCTTTTGGTGTAGTAAATAGTAGTAACTTTACTAATTTTATATTAAAAAACGATGAATCATTATCTTATTATCAATTAATTCAAGGGTTAAATGGTGCAGCAGATAAAATAGAGTTACGTAATTGGAATCCTACTCCAATATCATTTACTGGTGCAAATAAAACAATACTTAAAACAAAAGAATTTGACTTTGGTAATCCTACTGCTAACAAAAATATTAACACTATATATGTTAACTATAAAAATGGACAGAATATTACAGTAAAAGGATTTGGTACTAAAAGGGATGCATCAGCAGTAGCATTAACCGATATTGGTTCATTAATTGATACCTCAGGTGGCTTTAGAACCACAAAACTAGCTGTTCCTGCTACTTTTAAAGACTTGGTGAGCTTTGGTATAGCTTTAGAATTAGATGGAGCTTCAGCAGCCGATTTTGAATTAAATGATTTACAAATAGTTTACAGAGATAAGGTGTTTAGATGAGTCTTATAAAAAAAAGAAGACGATTAATTAATAGTGGTATCTTAGGGGTAGACCCTACTATAGCAAAACTTTTAAGTAAATCTCAAGAAGCAGAGCAACAATACGAAACTCCATTGCAACCTACTGCTATAATACCAAAGTCTATAGAGGGTAAGAATGGAGATATGAAACTTATAACAGAAGGAGCAGACGTTTATCTTTATATTAAAGTAAATAAAAGATGGATGAAAACTCAGCTACAGGAGGTCAGTTAGGATGGCAAGTAGAGCAGAATTAATTATGGCACAAGTTCGTGGAGAACTAGGTCAACTATATAGAAAAAAAGCACCTACTACTGGTGAAGGTATATTAGAAGATTTAACTGGTGCAGCTTTAGGGTATGAAACAGCTACTGAAGCTATGTATACGTTAAAAGGTGAAGTAAAAGATTTTTACGCAGAAGATAGAGTTCAAAAAAGAACAGAAAGAAGATTAAATAGACGAGATAGAAGAGCTTTAAGAAAAGAAACTAGACAATTAAAATATGATACAGATTTTTTACCTGGTGAGGATTCAGGTGATTCGCTTTATAATCCAGAAGGTAGACCAGGAACTAGACCTGATACTGCTCCTACTTATAGTCCTGAACCAGGAGTTGATACTACTCCACCTATTTTACTACCATCTGAAGATGAAGTAGAAAAAAACTTAGAAGCTGCAACTGGTGATTTATATTTAAAAGGAACTATAGATACTAATTTTTCTAATGTAGGAACTTTTGAAACAACATTTGCAGACAGCACTAAGGTTAAATTTCATAATGTAGATTTAGATGCAATTAACAATCAAGATGGTCCACCAATTTTAAATCGTGATGCTTATACGGCTGGTCAATTTGCAGCTGGTGCACCTACAGATACTATAGCTTCTGATGCAAAGACTATTCAAGGTCAAAACAATTTAAATT